AATCCGCCAATCATGTGAATGAGTCCAAAGCCATAAAATCCAAGTCCTGGCAGAAATTTGAAGTGGACAAAATATTGGATCTTATTTTTCTTTAGATCATCGGGCGCATAATTCCTTCTAATAGAAAGAATTAATCGGCTACCTTCGTCAACAGTTACGATGTAAGGTAATTTTATTCCAGTAGGTCCTTCAGAGTTTGTATCTTCAAAACCTTCTAAATCTAAATTAACATGACACTCTAACAAAGTATACATAGACTCTTGTCTACCTGTTTTTTTAGTGCCATCTAATTCTCTTTCTTTTTTTTCTAAATCATTTTTTTCAACATTATCTGGTGGACCTAATTCTACATCTCTGTAAAAACCTGACACTTGTTGTTTTCTTAATTCGTTCTCTGACATTTTTACGACATGAATTATAGCTTCTGCATCATCTAAACTTGTTGCAGTATATGGTACAAACAACTCATCTGCAGGTACAAATTTTGATACAGCTCTACCTAGTGGCACATCATAATAAACTTTTTTAAATGTAGAACCGGCTAATGGTAAATGAAATAACATAGAGTCAAACTCTTCTTCGTATTCTTTCATCTGATCCATCACAAGATAGTTCATGAAATCTTTTACACGTTGTGCTTGTTGTTCTGTTTGTGGATTCTTAGCACCTATAACTTGTGTTCTTACAGGTCCATCGCTTGGTAATAATTCTTTGTAAGCTTGTGCTTGAAACTGTGTTACCGCTTCTGCCAACACTGGGTGTGTTGCACCAGATGCACCTTGAAAAGGCTCTGTTCTGTTTTCGTATTTAAATCCTAAAAGATCTAGACCTGCTTTGTAAGATTGCTCCCAATCTTTTCTTGATGCTTTGTAGTCAGAATAATTTTGCACCATTTCATTTCCAATAGGATCTAAAATGTCGTCAGGTAAAATATCTGCTAGGTTATCAAAGTGTGATTCTGTGCCCGGTATGTTTATAGCTCCCGGTTCAAAGTCTATTGTTGCGCCGCCGTCTTCTTCTGGTATGACCTCTACAGGTCCTTTTTGTTCTTCTGGTTCCTGAACATCAACCTGTTGTAGTTCCTCTTCCGATGGAACTTTAATCTCGGTTCTAGTGTTCGGGAGTCCTTTATCTATTTCTGCCATTTAATACTCCTATGTTTTGATACCACGTTTCATTAGACCTTGCAACCCTTGTGAGTCAGGGTTCATGGATCTTCTTTGAGGACCTTCATCTATACCCCCAGATAAACCTGCAATACCACCGCCTGCAAAGCCAGTTCCTAAATCTAATTCTTTTTTTAATAAACCTTCTTCTAATTGTTTTTTCTCTAATGCAGCTAACTGACTTGCATACTCCAAAGGAATCTCAGAGTAAGCATCTTGTAATGATTTTCTTCCAGGTGCCTCTACTCCTGCACCAGCCGCATAATCATCAAATATATCTCCAACACCATATTGCATTGCTCTATTTAAAACATATGNTTTTACATTAAAAAATAANTTTTCATTACCAGCCATAGGTTCACCTTTATTCGCCATATAACTTTCTAAATCTGTAATTGGTGTAACTTCTTTTGGATCTCCTCCTAGTTGTCTTAAATTTAAATCTAACATGTNAGGATCNGAGTCTTTAAAAAATTNAGTGCTACCAGCTTTTTCAATTTTCTTTTCAAANTCTTGAGCAACTTCTCCTCTTATTTGNTTTTGCATTGCAACTTTACCTTGAAGAGGTGTATCCGCTCCTACAAAGCTATAACCAAATGTTCCATAATCATCAGCTATGTTTGCCATGTTTTCATTTGCTTTATTCAATTGTTTTGTAGCTAAATCAAACGCGCCTGTATTTGGTTGTAGATTTTTTAGTTCTTGTTTTTTTTCTTCAGCTGTAAAGTAATTGGTCATCCAATCTCTCGTGGCTCTTTCATGTTTTAAATATCTTTGAGCTTCTTTGTTTGACATTTTATCTAAATTTCTTTCTCCACCAAAACCATACAAACCAAAAATAGTTTGATTTTTTGCACCTTCTATATCTCCAGCAACTAAATATGGGGCAGCAAACATAAACTCTATGGCAGGATCTGCAGTACCAAATAAAGCTGATCCTAACGCTCTAAGCTTACCAAATTTTTTTGGTATTCTACCATCTTTAGAAACTCTTTTAGCTTTATCAGTTTCTTTTTGAATACCTCTTTGAACCTCTTCCATAGAACAAGTCAAACCATCTGGATTAGTTCCTGAAGCTTGTTTTACTCTTCCCGATCCACAAAATGCGTTTAATAAATTTGCATATTGTTTTTTATTAATTTCACCTGTTTGGGTCATACTTTTACCTAAAGATGAAACAAAATCTGTTTGTTTAGTTACAACAGGATCTAAATTAGTTAATTTTAATTTACCTGTTTTATCATCATAATTTATATCAATACTTCCTAAATAATTTCCATATTTAGAATTAAAATTTGTTTGAAGAATTTTCATTTGTTGAACTATTTCTGCTTTTCTATCTAACGAAGTCGTAGGTCTAGAAAATTCATTAGCTAAAATAATCATGGGTTGATCAAATTGTTTTAGTTTTATTTTAGTATTAAAATCTGCAGAAGTTGGAGTTAATTTTATGTAATCAAGGTCATCAGCATAACCTAACTTAATTAATGCTTGTGGTATTTTATGATCGAACATGATGTTTTGAGATAGATTAATTGCTGCTTTAGCATCTCTCCATTGATTCTGTTGAGCATAGTCAACAGCTTGTGTTGCTTCTCGAAACATAGATTGATATTTAGGATCAACTCTAGTTGATAAATAACTCAATAATTGTCTTGTTCCTAAAAAAGGTTTTCTAAAAGAAGATATATCTTTAAGAGTAATACCTATTAAATCATCAGCCAATAATTTTGCAATTGGGCCTTTTATAGATTCATTTAATCCAAACTTTTTTAACAAAGGATTTTCTAACAAAGCGTTTCTAACATCATAATTTTTTGCAAATTTTATATCTGTAGGTATTATATCCGTTAATGTATTTACTATATTTTTTCTAACATTTGGATTGTTTGTATAAATTGATGTTTTAAAAATATTTTTTAACTGGTTTGGATTAACACTACTTTGATATTTAAGTCCTAAAACATCTGTTACAAACTCATCACTAAACGCAACTTTAAATCCAGTCTTCTTTCCTGATTCAATACTTTGAATAAAATGATTATCTTTTCCAAAAGTCCGAATAAAAGCATTGTAAAATTTATCTGGATCTGCATATCTTTTTGAGTTACGTAAAATCCATTTCTCAGCACTAGCATAAAATTTTTTCTTTGGTTTTGTTCTTTCATCTATTGAAAGATTTCTAACATCGTTGTATTTGTTTTTTATAAAAACATCTCTATCTTTTAATAAATTTAAAAGATCATTTTCTGCTATACCTGTTTGTGCGCTAATTGATTTTAATTTTTCTAAATCTTTTTTCATGGCAGTTATAATTGGATAATCACTTGCTTTAAAACTACCTACCTTATTAAATTTGTCTTTGGCTATTATGTGTCTAACATCATTTTGATTATAAGCATTTTCTATTGCGTTTATGACTCTAAGTTCACGAGCTTTAAATTGAATATTTTTTCTTCTGTAATCAGGACTAGCTGCTGTTTGTTCTCTAACCCAAGCTTTAAATTCATCAGTTAGTTTTGAATAAGGTTTGCCAGAACCAGGTGCTTTTACTTTTTTAGTTTTTTTACCAGTAAAACCTAAATCTTTAAGTTCATCAACACCTAAANCCATAAGTCTAGAGTATTCATCTTTTTTCTTTACTTTAGCATACCCCTGCCTCGTGCCACCAAAACCTGGTTGCACTAACATACCACCACCGGCCATTGGATTACGTTTCATAAAATCATCGATAGCTTCTTTCTCTAATGCTTGTTGTGGTCTGTCTATCTTATCTGCTGTTGTAACTTGTTCATCATCAAAGAGATCCATTAGCTCTATGATTTTTTGATCTAAGTCTTTCATTACTCACCTAACATTCTAGCTATGCCGCCTGATGCGAAGTCATCGTAGTCACTTGGATCGTAGTCACCCTGTCTTCTAATTACAGCATCTGACTGAGCTTCAGGATCTTCTGTTATTTGTCTGGCTCTTTTTCTTCGTTCAATATTTTTCACAAGTTCTTTCATGCTTGGTTTTTCACCTGTTGCATATTCTTTTAGTTTAGATACATCAGAATCAAGATCTCTGATACTTGTGCCACCTACTTCATCTATGTCTATATCAAAATCATCTGGACCTTGTACTCTGCCAACAGGACCTGACTCTGCTACTTCGAACTCCGCTGCAGGGTTTGGTGATCCTTCATCCGGTAAAGGTTTTTTATATTGTAGCTGAACAGTGTCTTCAAAAGTATTTGCAGGACTATCATACTCTACTCTAACAACACCATTATCCAT